ATGTTTCTACTAAACAACATAACTCATATGATTCTAATGATTGTTCCAAACAAGGATTACCACCCATTACTCTGTGGTCTTTGTTGTCTCCACCATTCTTCATACGAGAATACTTTCTCATGTTGTCTAACCATGCAAGTCCTGGTTCTCCATTATCCACGATTCGTTTTGAAACCTCAGTATAATCCATACCAAGTTCTGCAAATATACTATTGTTACTTGTCCAACCATATTGGTCACGATGTGGATTTACTTTGTAATTCTTTAAGTCTAAGTATTCTTCTGAATCAGGGTCACCAAATACAATCTCTGCAGTTCTTCTAACATTACCTGCAACAACACATTTACCGATTAGATTCATAATATCTACAATGGTTGTGATTGTGATTGGATTACCACTATTATTTTCTAAGACTTTTCTGATATCCTCATGAACTTCTTCTAATGGTTCTGGTCCTGATGATACTCCNCCAAAGCCTTTAATTGGTTCACCTGCCAGTCTGATTTTACTATAATCAAATTTTACTTTTGGTTGTCCATGAAAATAACTTTCTAATAATAACCTTAAACTTTCTACCCAACCCTCACGAGTATCAGGTATTTCAAATGTTGTTTCTCTGTCTTTATCAACACCTTTAACAAGAATCTCTCCTGCACCCTTAGTATCAAACCCTACACCAACTCCTAACATTGATGCATCCATTAAGAAACAGAATGGTTTTGAATAATCTTCTTTAAGTGTTTTTGTTGATACAAATGCACAATTGTTTAGTGCAGCATATAAACCTTTATCTTCAGTTATTGGTGTTCCCATTGCCCATAAACCACGACCTGGTGGTAAGAATTTCATGTTGAAGATTCTTTCATACATATCTTGAGCAGACTTCTGAGCTTGCCATGGATTCCAACCTAACTGATGTGAATCAATATGATTCATCTGCATAGAGTAAGTTCCCTCTACAACCCTTTGTACGGTCTCCCACCATCTTTCATTCTTTCCATCTTCTTTGATTCTTGAATAGGTTCTCATATAAACTAATTCACCTAATCCATTGAAACCAAATGGTGGTTTCTTTCTTTTCCATTTATTTATAAAGTTATCAGATAACTTAAATTTGTTTTGTTCCATTGAAACTTACTCCTATGTTTTTGATTTTTTTTCTCCCAATATAACTATAATATATACGGAGAATAAATGCATATTTGTTATTTTTTTAGAAGTTTTAAAAAGATTTTCTTTGAAGTTTTATTCAAATCCACCTGCATCAAAATCCTTCTTTTTTTGTGCCAAGGTTTTACGAATATACTCATCTGCATTATTCATTTTACCTTGTGCTTCTTGTCCACCTTGTGTATTAGTTTCATAGATTTGTATGTGACCTGTATTAGTATTAATAGTTGCAGGGAATGTAATACCATCTGGCCCAAACCTATTTTTAATTACATGGAATCTACCTGTATTTGCAATCTTATCTTCTACTTTTCTACTCATACTCATAACAAAATCTGCTGTCATCACTTTACTATAATCCTCTGAAACTTTATCTGCTCCAATCACATCTTCTTCTAATGATGAACGATTGGCCTGTGATGCAGTCCATAATGGAATATCAAACTCACCTGCCATACCTCGTAACTCTTCATACACATGACCTATCTGATGTCGTTTTTCAGAGAAGTTAGATGTTGATTTCATGATGTCTGCATAATCTACAATAACCATATCTGGTTTTAATCCCTGCATCTCACATTGTTGTAAGTGAGCGGCCAATGTATTGACACTTGCAGTTCTTGTTGGATAATATTTAATTATTAATTCACCTTTTAATTGATTAATTTTCTTTAATACTTCTTCTTTATGATATTGTAAGTTACCTGTTGGTTGTCCACTTACTATTGTATCATATCTTAATCCTACATACTGAGCATTTAACTCTAATGTATAATGAATCACGGTTTTACCTTGTGCAACTGCATGTGCACCAAGTGCCTGTAGTGTCCAAGATTTACCGATACCTGCTGGTGCAACTATAACTCCAAGTTCACCACCTGCCAGTCCACCATCCATCAAATCATTTACACTATCCCATTGTGTAGGTAATGTTTTTCTTGATTGTTGATTCATTCTTTCTTCAAAACCTGTAATATACTCGTGTCCTATATCTCTTTCAACACCAGCCTTCATCGCATTATCAATTACACCCTTGATTTCATCATATTGTTGATTATCAAGTAATTCAACTGATTCCATGATTGCACTTTTGATAACTTGATTCTTACAGAACTCAAGTGTTTTTTCTTTTACAAATTCTAAATCAGGTGACTCACGATGTTGCCAGGCACCTCGTAATGAATCAACAATAGTAGTTTTCAAAGTATCATTTTCCACATCATCAATGACAACTTTTAACGCTTCCATTGTTGGTGGTGATTTATATTTTTCAAAATAATCTACTATTGATTTAACAAGAAACTTGTTTGCATCAGAATCAAAATAACTCACCTCTAAAATATCACCGATAGTTTTTATAAACTTCGTATCAACTATTAAAGATGTTATTATTTTACTCTGAAAGGATGTTCCATATTTAATTAAAGATTCATTCATAACCATTTATAATTATCATTTAGATTTCGGAAACACACGATTTATTTTATCATAATAGTCTTTTATTTCTTTATGATTTCCACTTTCTGTTCCCATAAACTTTAGGATATTATTTAACTCCACTTTTGTTTTTTCTGTAACTTTATTCATATTTTTTTCAAAGGTATTTGTAACTTTGAACTTCTCTTTTTCGTGTAAATTCTGTATACATACTCCATCAGGTGCCCATGCATAATGAAATGATATATCATCTGTACTTTGAACTATACCCAAATCAATGAATTGTTCAATAGATTCAAATATATGATGTATGTTATATGTAGATACGGTATATTGTATACCATAAGGTATATTATTTTCTTTTAACTTTTCTATATTTTTGACAAACTTTTTGTGATTGAAACCTACCCTAATATATTCACCCAAGTCATACAATCCATCACATGACACTGCAATGTAGATAGTACCTTTTTCTTTAATCTTGTTCCAATATTTAAACAATGATTCTTCTTGGTATCTTAATGTAGACATGTTAGAATTATAATGTAAATGTAACTTTAGTTCTTTATCAGTAACAAACTTTAAGATGTCCATATGTTCTGGCATTATCAAAGGTTCTCCACCTGCAAAATATATCTTCTTAAGTTTACCTAAATGTTTTTTAAGATTTTCCATAAAGTTATTTTCTACTTTGATAACTTTATTTACATCAGGTGATATACCACCTAATAACATTTCAGGTTCATACCAAGATGATGAGAAATCATGACAACATGTCCTACACTTGAAATTACATTGATTTGAAAATCTAATATCAATATACTGAAACTCTAATGGAACTTCACCATCAGTAGTTTTTGGTATTTCAAATTCATTGTTACCTGGTTCTAAAAATCCTTGTCGTGCACTTACCTCACCTCTATCCTCTGCAAGATAACAAATATCACATAGTTTATTTCTCTCACCATCCAACATATCCATACGAAGTTTTTTCATTTCTTCTGAATTAAATACTTCACCTATGGATTCTTTATTCAGATTATGTGAGTATATAGTTTCTGCAATACAACAAGGTTTCACATGACCTGAAGGTTGTGCGTACAGATGTACAAAAGGTAAGGGACAAAATGTTTTACTTTTACTCACTCAATGTTCCCATACATATCTTGTACTTTCTTATCATAGAATTCTTTTCTTTTTTGTTCACGATATTTTTGACGAGCCTTCGCCTTTATCTCTTCTGCATTTCTTTTGTAATGTTCCATTTGCCATTTTCTTTGAGCATCTCGTCTTTCTTTTTCACTATGGTATTTTCTTTTTCTACCCATGTGTTTTCTCCGCCATATGATTCAATCTATTAAATGTAGTTGCCAACCAACTCGTCAAGTTAGGTAATGCAGTATACATTTTATCTTCAAGAAACATTTTCTGAAACTTGTGTTTTATTATTCTTTGAATTGGTTGTGATGTAATGTCTTGAACTTTTAATTTACTACTACCACCCATGATACCATCATCCAAGTCCATCAATCTTCTATTCATTAGTAATTG